TACACAATCAGACAAAGCAGTTTGTGTAGTAGCATTCGGTGGAGATAAAACTGTATCCAGCGGAACTTTTACAATTCAATTTCCCGCAGCAGCAGCTTCAACAGCTATAGTTCGTATAGCATAAGGAGGTCCTCCTTATGGCAAACACTTGGAATCAATCAGGCACAACCTGGAACACAGGTCGTTGGGGTACAACTGAAGCTATAACTAGTGGTTGGGGTGCTGATGCTTGGAATACCGGTGGTTCATGGGGACAAGCTACTGATGAGTTAGTTTCTGTAACAGGAGTATCGGCAACCGTATCTGTTGGAGATGTAGTTTCAGGAGCTAATCAAGGTTGGGGTAGAGCTAGTTGGGGTGAAGAACCTTATGGAGAAAGTGATAATCCAGTTGTTACATTAACAGGTTTTGGCCTTACAACTTCTTTAGGTACTACAGAATCATTTAATGAAACAGGTTGGGGAAGACTAACTTGGAACCAAGCAGATTGGGGAGAAGGCGCAGATGAAACTGTATCTTTAACAGGTATTGAAGCAACAGCTTCACCAGGTTCTATAACTCCAGTATTTACATATTTATTAGAGATGATTGGTTCTAATCACTCTATGACAACTAGCGTTGGTAGTTTACAAGTTGATGGTGAAATAGGAGTGCCATTAACAGGAGTATCAGCAACTTTTGCTACACCAACTATGTCTTATGTTGGAACTTTAGTTGGTTGGGGTAGAGATGCATGGGGAGATAATTCTTGGGGTGAATCTCCTAATCAAGTTATTCCTTTAGTTGGCAGAGAAGCAACGGCAAGTGTAGGATCTCCTACATTAGAGTTTGCGTATGAATTATCAGGTCAAGAAGCAACAACAAATGTTGGTAGTGTAAGTTTTGTAATTAGTCCAACTATAAGTTTAACTGGTCAGTCAGCGACAGTAAGTGTAGGAAGTTTAGGATTAGCTTTTGGTGTTAGCACTGAACCATTAACGGGCATAGCAGCAACATCTAATTTAGGAACTTTAGGATTAGAATTTGGTCCAAGTGCCATTACTGGTGTTTCTGCAACAATTAGTGTTGGAGAGTTAACTACAGGAGCTATAGAACTACTTAATCTAACTGGCGTATCTTCTACTGCTTCTGTTGGATCTATAACGCCTGCTGATGTTGTTGGTTTAACAGGGGTATCAGCAACTGTTTCTGTAGGAACAATAACACCAGCTGAAAATGTTCAAGGATTGACAACAACTCAAATTACTGCAAGTATAGGAATATTAGGAATACAGTCTTACGCGAATATTGACACTGGTTCAAATACAAGCTATAGTAATGTATCAACAGGCTCAAATAATACGTATTCTGATGTTGCAACAGGATCAAATACAAGTTATAGTGACGTCGCATAGGAGATAAAAAATTATGGCATCAACATATACACCGCTAGGTATAGAACTTCAAGCAACTGGTGAAAATGCCGGTACATGGGGAACAAAAACAAATACTAATTTACAAATTATAGAACAAATTTCAGGTGGATTTTCTGCACAATCAATAGCAGGTGGAGCACAAACTACAGCGTTATCAGTTTCTGATGGATCAACTGGAGCAGTTATGTCTCACAGAATGATTGAGTTTACAGGTACTATTACTGGAAACCAAATAGTAACTATTCCTTTAGATGCACAAAATTTTTATTTTTTAAGAAATTCAACATCAGGTTCATATACAGTACAATTTAAATATGCATCAGGGAGTGGTGATAGTTTTACTTTTACAGCTACAGATAAAGGTGATCAACTAGTATTTGCTACAGGAAATGATGGTACTAATCCAGATGTATACACTTTAGGTTTTGGTGCTGGTGATGTAACTTTAACTGGAACAGAAACTTTAACAAATAAAACTTTAACTTCACCTAAAATTGGAACTTCAATTTTAGATACAAATGGAAATCAATTAGCTTTACTTACAGCTACAAGTTCTGCTGTAAATGAATTTACAATTGCAAATGCTGCAACAGGTGCAGGACCAACTCTTTCTTCTACAGGTGATGATTCAAATATTGATATTAACATTACACCAAAAGGAACTGGAGATGTAGTTCTTGCAGGTGATACTGTAAAAGTTGGAGATTCTGGAGCAGCTGCTGTATTAACTTCTAATGGTGCTGGAACTTTAACAGTTACAACTGGTGGAGCTTCAGACTTAGTTTTAAGCACAAACTCTGGAACAAATTCAGGTACAGTTACAATAACTGATGCCGCTAATGGAGACATAACTATTGCACCAAATGGTACAGGTGTTGCTAAAGCAGTAGATGCTGGCGATAATACAGGTGCTATTAAAATTGCAGGTAAAGAAACTATGTGGGTGCCTTCTTCAGCTATGTATGGAGCAACTACTAATCCAGCAGATGCACAACAAGTAGAAACAACAGCAACAAGACCAGATTTAAAAGTTTTAGATTTTGATAAAGACACAGATCAATTTGCACAATTTTCAGTAGCATTTCCTAAATCTTGGAATGAGGGTACAATAACTTATCAAGTATATTGGACACCTGGAAGCACTAATACTTGAGATTGTATTTTTGGATTACAAGGAGTTGCGTGTGCAGACAATGATACAATTGATGTGGCTTATGGAACTGCAGTAAATGTTACAGATGCAGGAATAGGAACAGTTGAAGATCAACAAATTTCTTCAGAAAGTGGTGCCGTTACAATAGCAGGATCTCCTGCAGCAGGTGAAATAACTTATTTTCAATTATTTAGAGATGCAAACGCTGGTGGAGATACTTTTACTGCTGATGCGAGAGTTATCGGAGTTAGAATATTCTTTACTACGGATGCTGCTAACGACGCATAAGGAAGTAAAATATGAGAGAATTAAAAAATAAACTTACTACCGGTAAGAACACAAAAAATACTCAACAAAGAAAAGCTAAATCATTTGGTTATCAAGTTTTAGGATTTGGAGCTGGTGGCGGTGGAGCTTCCTTTATTTGTGCCACAGGTGGTACAACCTCTACTTGTGGAGATTATAAAATTCACACATTTACAAGTCCAGGAACTTTTTGTGTTGCTAAAGTTGCAGCGTGTGCAGCAGAAAATGTAGTTTCTTATTTAGTTGTCGCGGGAGGCGCGGGCGGAGGCCGGGTAGGCGGCGGAGGCGCTGGCGGATTTAGAGAATTTAAAAATTCTTGTGATGGTTATACTGCAAGTCCATTAAACGGTAATCCAGGTGGTACTTCTATTACAGTTTGTGCACAAGGTTATCCAATAACGATAGGTGCAGGAGGCACAGCTAATGCACCTTCATCAGGACCTTCCGGTGCTAATTCAGTTTTTTCAAATGTTACATCAGCCGGAGGCGGCGGTGGCGGCGCAGATCATACCCCTGGAGCAAATAGCGGAATAGATGGGGGATCAGGCGGCGGAGGCGGCAGTCCAAACGGAGGAGCTGGCGGCGGTAATACACCTCCAACTACCCCACCTCAAGGACAACCAGGCGCACCTGGAAGACCATGTAATGGATCGGGTGGAGGTGGAGGAGCAACCAATTCTCCTCAAGATGCTACAAATTCACCAGGACCAAGTTCTGCAGGAGGATTTGGTGGAGACGGAGCAGCTACAGGAATTAATCCAAGCACATGTGTCGGAACAGATGGACCAACTCCAGGAAGATGGTTTGCTGGAGGAGGACAAGGCGCACCTGCTGCAACACCAAATGCTCGAGGTGGACGAGGCGGAGGAGGTAGATGGGCGCCTATTGGCACACCTAGAGGTTGTACTCCCTGTGCACAAAAAGCAGGTAAAGCAAACTCCGGTGGAGGTGGTGAAACTGAATTTGCTGGTGGATCTGGAATTGTAATCATAAGGTACAAGGTCGCATAACATGGCTCATTTTGCAAAAATATCAGAAGAGAATGAAGTTTTAACTGTCTTAGTTGTAGACGATAGAGAACTATTAGACGGAGGAGTTGAAACAGAATCTGTTGGTCAAGGTTATTTAGAAAAACATAATAATTGGCCTGCACATTTATGGATTCAAACTTCTTATAACACAAATGAAAATACACACAGCCAAGGCGGCACTCCTTTTAGAGGAAACTATGCAGGAATAGGATATACTTGGGATTCAGAAAATGAAATTTTTTGGAGGCCACAACCTTTTCCTTCGTGGGTAAAAGATATATCAAATGCAAAATGGGTTTCTCCAATCGGAGATAAACCTGCGTTAACAGCAGAACAAATTTCACAAAAAGAAGCTGGTACACATTACTGGTATTATAATTGGAATGAATCAGGACAGACTTGGGATTTGACTGACGGTTTAGCCGAGGTTAGTTAAGGGACTTGACTAAAGGTTTAGCATAGTTTATAAATTTTTATATTAAACATATAAAAAATATGCATAAGAAAGTATTAAGTGAACAAAGTTTATATTATGGCGAAGTTAACATGCCTAAACATTGGGAGATAGATAGAACTTATTTATCTAATCAAATTTTATATTCTAATTTAACCAATAATGAATTTTTATTTTCTCTAACTTGGGATAAATTAAATAAATATATTATAGAACATATTAATGTTAAACATGACTTAAAATTAATAAACCAAAAAACTTGGGGAAAAATTTATAAACCTTTAGAAAAAGAAACTTATTTATCTGAAGTTAATCCCCTTGATTTAAAAAACTCTCCTGATTTTGTATTACTATATGGAGTTAATGTGGATGATTGTAATATTAAAATTTTTTATGATGACAACAGAAGAAAAGGTAATGCGTGGACAATATCATTAAAAAACAATAAATTTGTTATGTTTCCTTCTACAAACCCATACACAGTTATAAATAATCAAAAAAATAATTTAAATTTTATACAAACAATAACTTATGAACTTACCTAATTTTATTGAAATATATAAAACACCAAAAAAACTTTGTGATCACCTTATAAGTTATCATAAAAAAAACAAAGAACACAAAGTAGTAGGTGTAACAAATAAGGGTGTTGATAAAGAAGTTAAAGACTCTATAGATGTTTATTTTTTTAATCAATCACAAAATAAAAATATTAAAAATTTTTTTAACCTATTAACTAATTGTGTGTCTACATATTGTAAAAAATATAATATAAAAGAAAATATGCGAACTTACATAGCTAACCATATACAACACTATAAACCTGGAGGAGGGTATCCATCCTTGCATTATGAAAGAGGATCGGCAATGCCTAAAAGAATTTTAGCTTATATGTTATATTTAAATACAGTTACTGATAAAGGTGGCACAGAATTTCCTTTTCAAAATGTAACATTATCTGCTATTAAAGGTAATCTTGTTTTATGGCCAGCTGAATTTACACACCCACACAAAGGTATAATATCTCCTACTCAAGAAAAATATATTGCTACAGGATGGTTTGAATTAATATGAACTTATCTAATTATTATTGGTATTTTAAATCTGCCATACCACCTAAAGTGTGTGATGACATAATTAAATATGGTTTATCTAAAGAAGAAGTTATGGGTAAAACTGGTGGTATAGGTAATAAAAAATTAAAAAAACAAGAAGTAAGAGATTTAAAAAGAAAAAGATTTTCAGATGTTGTTTGGTTAACTGACCCTTGGATATACAAAGAGATTTATCCTTATATTTATAGAGCTAATAAAAATGCGGGTTGGAATTTTGAATATGAAAATTCAGAAGCTTTCCAATTTACAAAATACAAATTAAATCAACATTATGATTGGCATATTGATTCTTGGGAAAAACCCTACCATAAACCTGACAGTAATCAACATGGTAAAATTAGAAAACTATCCATGACCTGTCAGTTGAGCGATGGTTCAGAATATGAGGGTGGTGAATTAGAATTTGATTTTAAAAACTATGCTCCTCATATGAGAGATTCATCAAAACATATTGTACAAGCAAAAGAAATTTTACCTAAAGGATCTATCATTGTGTTTCCCTCATTTGTATGGCATAGAGTACAACCAGTAACGAAAGGAGTAAGATATTCATTAGTTCTATGGACGCTTGGATATCCATATAAATAAAATGGAAAAAGTAGATTATTTTAAAACACCTTTGTGGGTCGAATATAAACCCGAGTTTGTTAAACATTTAAATAAAGCATCTGATAAATATATAAAAGAATCTAAAAAAAGAGATAAAGAATATATTAAAAAATTTGGTGATTTTGGAACAAGCTATCATTCTACACCACTTACTATAGATAATAATTTTAAAGATATAAGAAATTATATAGGACAAAAAGCTTGGGAGTTTTTAGATTACCAAGGAGTTGATATGTCAAAATATATTAATTTGTATACAGAGTTTTGGGTCCAAGAGTTTGCCAAAAAAGGAGGCGGTCACCATTCAGCACATATTCATTGGAATCAACATGTATCTGGTTTTTATTTTTTAAAGTGTAGCGAAAGAACTTCGTTTCCAGTTTTTCATGAACCAAGAACAGGTGCAAGAGCAACTAAATTAAAAATAAAACCTAATGTTGGTATATGTCATGCAACAGAATTGGTTCACTTTAGACCAAAGCCAGGGACTCTTGTAATCTTCCCTGGTTATTTAGAGCATGAGTTTACAGTAGATCATGGTAAAGACCCATTTAGATTTATACACTTTAATATACAAACAGTTCCTAAAGAGATGATAAACCATGATTAAGGTTACTGATAATTTTTTAAACGTTGAATATTTTAAAGAAATAAAAAATATTCTCTTAAGCGATACTTTTCCTTGGTACTACAATAATTCTATTACAGATAAAAACGATCCAAAAAATTATTATTATTTTACCCATGTGTTCTACGTTGGTAATTCTCAAAACAGTAATTATTTTTCTATGTGGAGTGATTTTTTAAAACAAATAGATTGTAAAGGAATTATAAGAATAAAAGCAAGTATGTATTTAAATATTGATAAAAAAAGAAAACATGAAAATCATGTTGATTATAATTTTCCACACAAAGGTTGTTTATTTTACATAAACGACAATAACGGAGAAACATACTTTGAAAATAAAAAAATAAAACCAAAAGAAAATAGAGCTGTATTTTTTGATCCACATAAACCACATGCTAGTTCTCTTTGTACAAATCAAAAAAGAAGAGTAGTTATAAACTTTAATTATTTTTAATATGAGTTTTAAAAAAAATAAATATACAATTATAAGAAAAGCAATTGATAAAGATTTAGCTACATTTCTTTTTAATTATCTTTCTATAAAAAAACAAGTTCATGACACTTGTAAGAAAGAAAGGTATATTTCTCCTTTTGATCACTCGCTTGGATATTATGAGGATCCTTTAGAAGGACAAGTAGTTAACACCTATGCCTGTTATTCCGATATAGCAATGGAAACATTGTTATTAAAATGCCATTCCATAATGGAAGAAGCAACAGAATTAAAATTATATCCTGCATACACATATGCAAGAGTATATAAAAAAGGTGATG